GTAACCAATTTGAAAAGGTTTCATTAAGTCAACCATAGATGTAGATCGCGTATTGCGATCTGAAAATACAGATCCTTCAACAGGTAATTTACAACCATATAAGGTAGTGTCACCTTTCATCTGATAGCGCAATCTTCCAGGACGATTTTTTTGTACACCTAGATAAATAGGGTTAATACCACCGGGATTATTCATACCCCAAAATGATGGGTGATTAGGGCCAATTTTTACACCACCCCATGTATCATTAATCCAGATCCAATCAATATGCTCTCCAAAAAGTAAATTCTCTTTTGATTTATTTTTAAACAGAGTTGTGTCATAAACAGGTTTATCTGTTACTGTATAGTCTTCTCCAATAATAGCAGTTTCTACGTTACCAAGTTCATCTATTTTAGTAAGATGTCCTACCCGGCGCTGAGACTTCCAATACACTGTAGTGACACGTAGTAAATGTGCTACACCCACATCAAAGTAGTCTTCACTCTCAGATAAAATCCAGTTTACAATATCTCCACCATTATAGATCCAGTTATCATAAACAGATGTAAACTGACGATATGCTAAACTAGGCATGTTGGTATTCCACTCATGCGATTTAGTAGCGTCATAATAAGTACCGTCATTTTGATAACCCTGAATAGGATAACCTGCAGAGCGTACTGGGTAAATAGCTTCTAATGACTTAACTTCATCCTCTGTCATTAAGTAACCATACTTATCAATGACATCAGATACTGACATCATGTCTGTTTTACCAACCCAGTTTCCTTCAGAGATATATCTTACATCTGGTGACTTATGATAAAATGTAAGTACAGGATTCCATAGTTCAACCTCATAGTCATCTTCCATCATGTGAAAATGCCAAAACTCTCTGTCTGTAATTAACATGTCACGAAAACCACGCTCTTCTAATTCTTCAATTTTGAAACGCTCCATGTCATGCTGCAAAAGATGTGTTGCCCACTGCTCTGCTTGCGACTTATAATTTGTTCTAAAGTAATCTTCAATCTCAGGTAAACTCTTTAACTTTTCTGGATTAAGTTCTTGCTGCGCTTCTTCAGATTCTGGATCCATACCCATCTCCATCATCTTATTCATGATTTTCATCTGAGCATCTGACAATAGAAAGTCTTCTACCATAGACTTCTTTTGCTCAAGAAGTTCATTGTATGAATACTCGTCAATAGCTTTAAATGAAATCTTAGTGTTTCTCTTCGCAAATTCCGAGACTAAAACATTAATTACGTTAGGTATGATTGGATAAAACTTTAGTTCTAGTGCACTATGATCTTCTTGAGTTAGTGTTTCAACTAAATCAGACATCTCATTGTTATCATCTACAATATAGTCTGTCTTGTCTATAATACCTTTTGCAAGTTTGTAGTTCTTCATAAGGCGCCGCGCGTTACGACGCAGTTGCTTTAATCCATTCCACTCTAACCAGTCAACATTCCACGCTGCCCACTCATCTGTTTTTTCTTTATCAGGAATAAACTGCAATGGTTGAGTTACACTACCCAACCTATTGTAATCAGCTTTCGCTCCATTTTTAATCTGTAATGCGTTATATATTTGCATCTTATTTCATATTTTTAAATGGGCTCCTCTTCATACCAACTGGTAGTACAGACTTACCCATGTGTCTAAACGGACTATTATTAAATTTAGTCATTTTATCTGATTTTACCAATTTAGAATCATCAGTAATTGTGCGTCTTGCGTAACCCCTGTTTGTTTGTTGGATTTTAGCAAAAGCAACTAATGCAGAAAATGCAACTAATCGGTCAACGTTGAGACCATCTTGATATGCCTGCATTTCACGCAATAGCATAATATCTGGTATACGCTCTACACCAAATTTAGTACTAATAATAGAACCATCTTCAGCAATGTCTTCATCTAGTTTTTCTTGAAGATACTCAATAGCATATGACAAAAGGTGACTCTTAAAAAGTGTCCCCGTGTTTTTCCAACCATAGTCAGCATACACGGCCCGGTTTGATGATATCTCCTTTAAAAACAGAACTTGATCTTTTGGCACCAGGTATTTCTGTTTACGCTTCAACATCATGTATTGTATAAACAAGCTAACGTTGTTTTCTACAAGTGTCCATGCATTGTAGTATTCAATAATATTTTCTAATCTTTCGTGTGTTTGCTTAATATCATCAAAGCGCCCACACCAAGATGCTACTATTTTGTCACCCTCGATATAACTTGTAATATTCGGGCCCTCAACCTTTGTAACTTCCGTTGGAGCTTTATACACAAAAATCGAACAGAGCGAGTCAGACGTAGTAGTCTTTCCCTCTCCCACAGGGTCAATTGACGCATAGTACATGCCAAAAGATGGGCTTTTAATTGGGCGCTCATAAATAACGACGACACCTTCTTTGTTAGTTGAGTTTTTAGGAATAGGAAATTCATTAATAGGTAATTTACGGGTTTCTTTTATTGTAATTTGATCGTGCTCATCACGCACTAGCTCCACAAACTCCATGGGGTATTCTTTATCTTGAATACGTTTTATCTGAGCATTAACCAGGTGTTGTGGAAATTTTGATTCTTTTCTATAAGCAAATGCTTCTTCAATGTTACGCGGGTGCTGAGAAATACGTAACTGATATTTATCTGCAGGTAATTCTTTTTTCCAGGTGTTAAACTGTTGTTCTAGTGCAACTAAAGCTTCTTCTACTTTAGAATTACCAAAGGCATCAATATATGGGGGCATAGACCATTGCTCTGGAATAAATAACCCTGATCTACCAAGAGTACCATCTTTGTCAATAAGAGTAGTTTCTACAGAATAAATGTCATTCACATCTGGTTTGAGAATCATTTCTTTTAATGGTTCACATTGGTCAAGATCACCAACAGATCCCGCGGCAATAAACATACCACTAGTAATAAACCCAGATTTCATTGCAGGGCGTATATATTCAAAGGTATCATTCATCTTTGGTGCAATACCCGCTTCTTCATGAAAGAAGTATTTACACGGGCCACCTACACCATTTGTAGGATCTTTTTCAAATGACATACCTTGAATAGTACCCTTAAGACCAACCTCTGTTTTACGATTACCCTTTTTAACCTCAATCTTTTGCTGCCACATCAAAGTTTTATCTGGGCTAAATGGTCTGTACCAAGCTGTGTGCTCATTTAAAAATGCAGCATACTCATCTAGCATTTTCCATGTACCCTTCTCATTAATGTAGTCTTTAAGACTAGCACCCATTTTTAAAGTTATACCTTCTTCAAACCATACTTGGTTTATAAGTTTACCGGCGTGAAAATATGAACTGGCTATCTGACGCTTTTTAAGAATTGCTGAATGCTTGTAGTGTAACTCAGCTAACAACTCGTACAACGCCATATGGTATTGTGCATCGCGAACTTTAGCAAATCCAAATGTGTTTTCTTCTTTATCATAAATTGGTAAGAAGTTTAACCACATATAGTAATCTCTACATATGTACCAGGTTTTATTACCAGAGATAACTATTATACCATTTCTATTTTTGTTTTTTTGATCATCCCAGTATGTAACAAAATCTTTGCTCTTTGTAGGAGACGCACAGTAGTAGTTTTGTTTATTAAAGATTGTAGCCTGTTCATTAAAGATTGCAGTATCTTCATTAAACTCGTAATTCCCGGGCTCCTTAAAAAGAGGCAGCAGAAACTCTTTAAATTCATCTCTGCTACCAAATTCTGTTACTTCCCAGGTGCCATTACGCCAGGTTGGTATTCTTTCATAAAACTTTAACCCACTTCTACTGATCATATGCTAGTGATTGTCCCCCGCGAACTGAAGATTGCTGCTCATCTTTAAGATCGCGATATGCGCCTTTAAAGCTTTCGCGAATCTGTTGATACTTTGCAGCAGCATTTACAAGAGAGTTAATATTACCATCTCGGCCATGCTCAATTGGTGTGTTTTCCATATAGTCTGCTAACCTATCTAGCATTGTTTTGATTCCCCTGTACGCGCGCGAGGTTGGTGTTTCATACAACTTTTTTAAAACATCAACTGCATTTATAATCATTTCATCCTCAGTAGAAAACTCAGCATCAAGCTCATTAAGAATAAGTTCTTCACGATCAATATCTGGTACATCAAAAAATGGATTAAGATCAGGATTCATGCATGTCATATAAAAAGCATACTGGTAGATCTTAAGATAGTTTTCTGGATATTCATCCATAATTACTTTAAGACTACG